CGGATGCAATGGAAGCTGACCGAAAGGCCAACGGTCCATTCTTTGACGAAGTTGGCAACGAGATCAGCAAGGAAGAGTACCGAGCTCTGCAGGCAGAGATGACTGGCGACGTAATCGGTGAAGATCTCCCGCCACAAGAGCCGAAGATTACTGAAATGTTTGAATCGTTTGAAGAAGAGTTCGGGAACATCCGCGACCAAGAGACTGTATTCAAGGCAGCACAAGATGCCGGCGTTCCTATTAAGGCATACATTGAACTCATGAACACTGCTGGCCGAGACCTTGGCGAAGTGCTGCAAGGGAAGATTGAGGTCAAGGATTCCGACGTCCTGAGCGTCCTAAAGCGCAACGACATCGTCCCAGCATCCGGCAGGCCAATTATGCCTGAAGCGCTGAAGGCTGCACTGCTTGTTGAGCTGGCATACCAAGGTTGGGATGACTACTCGTACCAGATTTCAAAAGACGTCAACATGCGCATCCCGATCAAGTACAAGGGAGAGGCTGTGTATGCGACGATGTACGGAGAGGCCCAGCCTGGCGAAGAGGGCCGCACAGAGCCAAAGATTCTCCTTGAGCGCGGCGCACCTACCGACATGGCCACAGAAGCTGGTCGAAATATCCTGATTGATGCCGGCATCATTGACACATCTACTGGTACTGGCATTAAGGGCCGAACAACTCCGCGGGGGCGCATCGTGTACAACGCAATGCTTGCAGCAATGTCCGAGGTCTTTGACGCCGTCAGCGTGTCGGTAGTCCAGCAGACCCGAGAGCAGCAGGCAAGGAACGTCTACTACGCGACACCAGAAGGCGAGTCTGGTCGATCTGCAACAGAGAGCGCAGAATCCACCATGCGGTACGCCTACAAGAAGTATCAAGAGCCAGTAGACAGCAAGATCGTCATTGACGCCGCAGAGCGCTTCTTCGGAACAGACACCGAGTCGTTTGAACTGTTCCGAAAGATCTTCTCACACCTGTCCGGCAAGGAGTTCCCATCCGACACAAACGCTGGTGGCGTTACCCGCGGGGACATCATCAAAGCATTTGTCGGCATGCCAGAGCTTGTGATGAAGTACTACCCAGCAGATCCAGACGCAGGTCCAAGGCCAGAAAGCCCAGAAGTCAAAAAGGCTCTTGCCGATGCCCGTGATCAGTTTGACAAGGCACGCAAGTACTCTGTCTCTATCGGCCGAGAAGATCTTGCGGCAAGTGGCGAGCGCAGAAGCCTGCTAGAGATTGCAAAGCGGGAAAACTGGGATGCCATCCGCGAGCCAATCCTTTCCATCATGATGCAGCAAGACCTGCAGTACCTCTCCGGCCAGCTCTCGTGGCTGGCTAACGAGTTTGGTATTGAGGAGAAGGTTCTCGTTGACGCTATCGGCGGCGAGCAGGGACTCCGAGCTATGGTCATGGTTGGCCCGGGCACGCGAGGCTTCAGGGCATTTGAGCGAGCGCTGTCTGGCCGCTGGAAGGACATGGCTGACCTACGACAGCTGACTGACGTGCAGGCACTTCCTGGCCAAGAGAGCATTGACCAGTCAAAGGGCGAGGTGTCAAAAGGCGAGGACGGGAAAATGGTCATCGGATTTGACTCCAGCAACGACGGCGAATACTCGCCAGGGCAGGCTCTTTCCGAGGGCTTTGGCGATGAGTACGACATGGTCCCGTACGAGCAGGGCAAGCTTCTTGGCGCTACTGGCGGATCAATCCGCGATATGCTTGAGCGAGTGGGCCGCCCACTGCGGAATGCTCCTGGCTCCAAGGGCGCAATGCACGGACTCGGCGGGTTTGGCGCTGGTGCGCTAGCCGACGTGGCGTACATGGGATGGAAGGGCTACCTCAGCCCAGAAGCTTTGGCGATGTCTGCCGCATTCAACAGCCTGAACTTTGCTCCAAAGAACATTGCCCCTAAGCTTGGTGTCGCTGGCGCGGTTGCCAACATCGGCCTCAACGCTGCCCTAGGCGGCGACGTCGGGCGATCCATTCTGCAGACCATCGGTGGACTTGCTGGCGGCGCAATTGGCGCATTTGGCGGCGGCTTCGGCGCCATCGGCGGATCAATTGCTGGTTCAGAGATCGGCGACTACATCTGGTCAGACATCCTTGGGAACAAGTACAAGCCGCAGAGCGTTTGGAATAAGAGCGTCGCTCCTGATCCGACAATCAAACTGCGCACTAACATCCTACCGTAGAAAGGGAAGTAAATGGCAGCACCAATCTATAACACTACCGTTGAGCGGGGCAGCACCTTCCAGCTGACTGTGACCTACAAGGACGCCTCCGGCACCGTAGTGAACTTGACTGGCTGGACCTTCCGCATGCAAGTGCGTGAGTCACAGAGCGCCGCGTCGACAGTATTGACATCAGAGGGCGGCAGCCCAACGATTGCCATTGACGAGACGAACAAGGCAACTGGCGTGCTGATCTTCAGCGTAACGCCAACCAACACCACGGCGATCTCTCCGTCAACTCTTACGACTGCATACTACGACATTGAGATTCAGAAGACATCGACTGGAGAGGTGCGCCGCATCCTTCAGGGCAAGCTAAACATTAGCCCGGAGATTACACACGCGTGAGCGATCAGGTAGAAGTCCAGCAGTCCCTAAATGAGGTAACCACCTCTGAGGTCGTCCACACCGTTGAGGTGCTGGATGCTACTACTATTGTTGGGCCAGCTGGTGCTACCGGAGCTACGGGCGCCACAGGTCCGACTGGCGCAACTGGTGCTACTGGACCAACTGGCGCAACGGGCGCCACGGGGCCAACCGGGGCAACTGGACCCGCAGGCGCAACAGGGGCGACAGGCCCTACGGGGCTGACAGGGGCTACAGGGGCCACTGGACCAACAGGTCCGAAAGGAGACACAGGTGACACAGGACCGCAAGGATCAACGGGTACCACTGGGGCTACGGGTGCAACTGGCCCTACGGGCCCTAAAGGTGATACTGGAGATACTGGCCCTACGGGCTCTACTGGTGCTACTGGACCCACTGGGGCCACTGGCGCTACAGGGCCGCAGGGCATTAAAGGCGATACCGGCGACACTGGTCCTACAGGACCTGCTGGCGCTACTGGGGCTACGGGCCCTAAGGGTGACACGGGCGATACTGGCCCGACGGGCCCAGCTGGTGCAACGGGCGCTACTGGAGCCACTGGTCCTGCGGGTCCGACTGGCTCGACTGGCGCTACTGGCGCTACTGGCGCTACCGGACCAGGAGTAGCCGCTGGCGGTGCCGCTGGCGATATCCTTACCAAGAACAGCAGCACCAACTACGATACAATCTGGGCCGCTCCTGGGGCAGCCCACACCCATTCGTCCCTGACAAATAACCTTCAAATCAATAAGGCCGACTCTAAGCTACAGCTTCTGAACACCACATCTGGATCTGGAACCGAAGACGGTCTATACCTGCTTATGGCAGATACCGATGTTGGATATTTGTGGAACGCAGAGACCAACGGTGCTCTTGTGTTTGGCACAGGTGGCGCAGAACGAGCGCGTATTACCCCCGCTGGTAAGTTTGGTATTGGAACCAACGCACCATCCCACCAACTTGAAATCGCTGGGGCGCAAAGTGTTACAGTCGGTATTAAGGCTGGTGGCGCTGGGTTTGCGGAGTTGGAACTCAATGGCAATGATGGTATTAACTACATTACTTCTGACGACACGCTCTCCTTTGACGTTGTTGGTGTGGAACGAGCACGGATCACATCGTCGGGACTTGACGTAACATCTGGAACACTCTCACAGGGTGGCACAGCAGTAAGCCTTTCCGGCCACACGCACTCCACGTCAAACATCACCAGCGGGAACTTTGCTGCTACCGTCTCTGGCGGAACAGGTGTAACCGTAACTGGTGGCACTGGTAATGCGTCAACACCAAGCATCGCAATCGGCCAGGATGTTGGGACAACCAGCAACGTAACGTTCAACCAGGTAACTGCGTCTGATTACATTAAGCTCTCTGGTTGGAACCAGGCTGGTGCTGGCAAATCGGGAACAGCGGACACCGTTACCGTAACAACTGCTGGAACGTATTACGCAATCGGCGGGTCTACCTGCGAGGTATCATTTACTCCAGATTTTGTTGGCCAGAAGTTCTTTGTCACCATGACTGGGTATGTATCGTTAAATACCACAACTGTACAATATGCATTTGTTCGGGTATCATTGACAGACTCTTCCAATACCGTTCTTTCTGATCTTAACTTTGGACGAGCTGACAACTTTGGTACCAGCGGTCGAGGTGGAACGGTGGCTAGCAATCTGGTTTGGACATCAGACACGACAAGCGCAAGAAAAATTAAACTGTATGGAACTACGCAAACGACTAACGGGCTTGTATTGTCCCTTGCATACTGGCAACTAAACGTAATGGCACTTGCATAATGTGGGACCTTATCTGCACAACGGTTGGATGTCCGCAAGAGGGGAATAACCAGCCTGTTCCAAATGGCCGAGAGTGGTACACATGCGACGCCTGTGGATCAATCTACGAACGTGTCAAAAATGACTAAGAGCGACGTCAGCCAAGTACTTGAACGCCTTGAGCGCATTGAGCGCGACCTGGCGGAGATCAAGGTTGAGCTTGCGGAGACCCGCGGAGCCTACCGGTTGGCTAAATTCGTCATTGCGCTACTTGGAATAAGCGGACTTGGGGGAGTACTAGCCTGGATGAATGGTGGGAGATAATGAGTAAACTAAAGATTGTAACGCAGACAGACAACATTGAGAAGGGCGGCTGGATGGACGACTGCGCCCCAGCGTCTCTCATGGCCGCGGCTAACTTCCTAACTGGGTCAACGTTTACCTCAAAGGATGGTGTTGCTTTCCTTGAGAAAGTTGGCCGCAAGGACATCCAGGGTCAGGGAACACCTACTTCGCTATACCAGCTAGTAAAGGCAGCGCCGCTTGTCGGCTTAAAGCCTAAGTACGCTAAGTCATGGGATGAAGTGGTTGCAGCTCTTAAGGCCGGCGCTGTCGTCGGCATTAACGTGCAGCAGGCAAAGGGCTACCCTGCAACCGTACCGATGAGCGTGTGGCACAAGAAGCATCAAAAGAGGAACCCGGGGAAGACGTACGGTCACATGACCTGCGCAGCGATGGTTGGAGGGAAGGTACAATGGGCGGACCCAACGATGACTGGCAAGGGAAAAGAGACATATGCAGTTGTGGTCTCAATTGCGGACCTGAAAGCTATTGCGGCCTCCAAAGGAGACGCACCCCACAAGCGCTGCCTAATCTTCACGGCAGCCCAGAAGAAGTTATCCGCACCTGCCCCAACTGCGGTGCTCAGCTCACAGATCGTGCCTGTAAGCTCATCTGCTCTTGTGGCTACTACGCTAGCTGCTCAGACTACCTCTAAAACGCCCGTACAGGCCGATTTGCGGCCCGTAGAGCCCCAGAAACCCGCTACCCAGGGTAAGACAGCGGTAGACACGATTCTCGCCCTACAGGTCGCCCAGGGCATTGTCGGCAAAATCAAGGTGGCCAAAGGAGACAAGACGATGAAAGATCAGATCATCGCCGCAGGCCTGGACGCGCTTCAGGCGGCCCTGTCGACTGCAATCGCAGTCTTCCTTGGGCTAGGCGTAAGTATCTTTGACCTTGACGGCGAGGGCGCAAAGGCAGTCGCAGCTTCGGCAATTAGCGCCGCACTGCTAGTACTGCAGCGCTGGCTGGACGAGGACAACACTAAGTATGGCCGCACTCGCTAGTTTGAACCCAGTACTCGTACAGTGCGCTGCATGCCGCAGCCCTTTCACTGATCAGATCAATGAAAGGATGAAGAGAGGCGTGCCAGACACGCAGATCGCCCGGTGGCTGAAGGATCAGGGCGGGTACATCTCGCGCATTACTCTTGGCAACCACAAGCGCGACCACCTTACTGACGAATTCCAATCCATGAAAGCTGCCGCGATTAAGCAGTTCAAGAAGCAGCAGAAGACCATCAGGGTCAACGGAGACCTAGCGTCTCTAGTGCGCGACCAAGTCATGTCAATGGTTGGATCTGGCGAACTTATGCCGACACTAGCTGAAGGCTTGCGAGCACAGGAGATGATTGATCGAAGGGTAGAGAAGTCCGCAGACAGAGATCTGTCTATTACCCTAGCCGGTATTCTCGGCGGCGGACCCGTTGTACACATGATTGAAATGGAAGCAGAGGAGATCACTGATGGCAAAGACACCAGCCTGGACGCGTAAAGAGGGGAAGAACCCTAAGGGCGGCTTGAACGCAAAGGGCCGCGCATCTTACAAGGGCGGGAAGCTACGCCCACCAGTCAAGAAGGGCGACAATCCACGACGAGCTTCTTTCTTGGCCCGTATGGGGAACATGCGGGGGCCGGAGCGAGACGAGAAGGGTCGTCCTACTCGCCTGCTCCTTAGCCTACAAGCATGGGGAGCAAGCAGCAAAGCCGACGCCAAGAAGAAGGCCGCTGCTATTAGTGCAAGAAACAAAGCTTGAAAGTCACTAGCGACGCAGCAAGGGACCTTGCCGCCGGCCGCAACAACCCAATCTTCTTTGCCAAGCGTTGGCTAGGGATTGAGCTCCACCCAGGACAGGAGCGCTGGGTTAATGGTATTGCTGCCAGAGACGACTCCGGCTGGCGACCAAAGTACCTGACGACGGTCTGCTCTGCTGGTAACCGAGCTGGCAAGACGCTAGGGATGGCCGTGGCAGTCTTCCACAGCGCGTTCTACAAGCTAGGGGTACAACCACCTGACGGCACACAGAAGGACGCGATGCGGTGGCAGAACGCTCCGTATGAGTGGTACCACGTAGGAATCCAGCAGGAGACCGCAGAGTTGGTCCACCGAGAGATTGCCATGGTCCTTGAGGGCAGCCACCCAGCGCAGAAGGGTCGAGGGTGCCCCATCGTTGACGAGATCGGCAAGGTGGTAGAGCACACAAAGAAGTACCGCGGGGAGTACCTCTGGCTCCAGTTCCACCCACTGATCGGCGGGGCAAACATCCACTTCCGCACAACGCAGGAAAAGGCCAAGGCCCTGCTTGGCAAGGACATGAATGGCATCTCGTTTGACGAGGCAGCCTTTGAGCCGCACCTCATTCAGATCTACCAAGAGGTTCTCAACCTACGGCGTCTGTCCACTGGTGGGCAGCTCCACTTCATCGGCACCCCTACAGAGGGCATCAATGACTACGCAGACCTCTGGGAGATGGGCAACGAGGCCAACCCAGACCGCGACCCACAGTTCTTTAGCTTCCGTCTTTCCACTAGGGACAACGTCGGGTACGGCCTAGCCACTGACACATTTGATGCCATTCTTCGGCAGCAGGCAGAGTACCTCATCCCACAGAACATT